AATCTTTTGTTATTTCTTCCATAAAATGTGTAAAGTGATTAAAATGTTTCATGATAGCGATAGCAGTAATTGAACTAATACCAGGAATTTGACATAATATAATCTCACCAATATTTTCTGGTGTAATGTTATCCTTTTTCACTTTTTTTACAACATGACAATAGTCTGCAGTAGTTTGTTGTTGAGAACCTGAATTAACATATGAAGAAAACCCATTAAAAATAGGTACATTTTCAGCATTTGTATCATTATTCTCTATAATGTTCTCGGTTTCTGTAAGATTACTCTCCGTATTTGTTACAGGTTCTCTATTTGTATATGTAATATGTTTAAGAAACGGGTCAGTTAAATTGTATGGAATAACACCTTTGTTGAAATTACGTTGTATTTTATCAGAAAAATATAGCAACCATTGAGCAGATTCTTGTATAGAAGCGGTACGATGAACACTAAATCCTTTGAAGAATTGCATTGATGTTATAGACGACATAATAATTTTCTTTTCAGTTTGATTTCGTAGTTGTGAGTATACGCCTTCAACCAAATAGAATATAGAATGGGGGTGAAAGCCACTTGAATGAATCAACCTATAAGACTGTTCTTCATAACGATTGTCTTTTATAGATGCAAGTAAATCTTGAAGTGATTTTCGCTCAATAAGGAGAACCTCTTTATCGTCGTCCGTTTTAAACAAAATATCCCCTAAATTCAATACTTCTTTTGATATTTGTATAGTAGAAGATACAGGATTGCTTGTTAATAATGTATTACATTGGTCAAATAACGCGGTTTCTCGTTCATCAATGATAATTTTCATAGTAGGTTCTCCACAATATAATAATAATGATAACATTATTATATTGTTTTACACGTTTAAAGTAATATTTTACTTAACATAATTTAGTTAAAGTAGCTGCGACCAGCACTGGGTGTCATACCAACAGGGCGGGATTGACGAACCTTGGGGTTCATTGTGAATTGAAGACCTTCCTTGGATTCATCCAAGTATTGTTTTGTTCCGTGAAGAGCAATAGAAGTCCAAGAGTCACGACCAACTAAATAAGGAAATCCAGCCTTCTTGGAACCCCCACCTTGGTTCTTGTTTGTAATACTTGCAATAGAAGCTGTACGTTTAGTTTGAGAATAGACCATTTTATATTATATACTACCTAAATATTTTATTCTAATACTTGATATGATATATACTAAATTTAAACTATATAAAAAATTGACAACATAATTAGTATTATACAATATTCATATTATTTGAAGAATAACATGAATTTAGACGACGATATTCATATTGAAAAAAACCAAAACGGAGTAGAAACATATATTTTTGATCCATATAATCCCCTAAATAATTTGATTACAAAGGAACAGGTAGAAGGTATTTTACGCAAATATGGTATAAATCATTCTATCCATAATTTTGAACTATATAAACGAGCTTTTATTCATAGGTCTTATATTAAACGCCCTCAATTAGAAAACAAAAATAATAATATTGTAATTGTACCTAAACCGGACGATTGTATTCCATTATTCTCAAAGTCTAACGAAAGATTAGAATTTATTGGCGATGGGGTATTGGAATGTACAACTAAATATTACTTGTATCGTCGTTTCCCCAAAGAACAAGAAGGATTTATGACAGAAAAGAAGATTGCATTGGTTAAGAATGAAGCCATTGGTAAAATGGCGTATGAAATTGGACTTCATAATTGGGTTATCTTATCTAAACATGCAGAAGGGAAACAAATCCGTACTAATTTAAAAAAACTGGGATGTTTATTTGAGGCGTTTATTGGTGCATTATTTTTAGATTATAACCGCATTCAAGTACATGATGAAGAAGGTTGGTTTAAAAACGTGTTTGAGACTGGTCCTGGATTTCAAATGGCACAAGTATTTATTGAGTCTGTCTTTGAAAAGCACGTTGATTGGATTAATCTTATTCGTAATGATGATAATTATAAAAACATTTTGCAAGTAAAAATCCAAAAAGAGTTTAAGGTAACACCTGATTATTTGGAAATGGGTGAACAAGACCAAGAAACAGGTTATAAGATGGGTGTGTTTATGTGTTTGGGACAAACTATACATAATCTTACCCCGAATAAGGCAATTCCAATTTCACAATTTAAAACGTACACTGATATACATCAACATATGTCACAGCAAGGAAAGATATTCCTATTCTTGGGAGAAGGACAACATAAAATCAAGAAAAAGGCAGAACAAATCGCATGTGAAGATGCAATTAGACAACTTAACCCATTCTAAAATATTAAATATATGTTCTAATTTGGTCGCTTCCAAGAATATGTCCAGAACCTTTCATATCAGTATAACATATTTCAAAAACATTATCATAAGACCAATTATAATCATAGCATAAAGATAAATTCGGTTGATTTTCAAACGCGAACTCAAAATAAAATCTGTTATCAACTGGACTCGTGTCTGTATCTTTCATAATTTCTTGTTTTTTATGGATAATTGGGGTAATTATATTGTATCGTTCGTCGTATTTTTGGATTACATTTACAAACTTATGGTAATCAATGGCATTTTTGTGTTTATATTTATATTTGATACGTCCATCATACTCAAATATTATATTTTTTAATTCGTATGGAAGTTTTTTACACAATTTATTTATCTTATTAGTATCAGTTTTATTGCAGATATCATTTTGTTTGGTATAACCAAAGATATAATTAAAAAATGAAACAATCATAATATGTTAGTAATACAAATGTTTTTATATCCTTGAAGATTTAAATTTTTATGTAATAACCAGTGTATCTAACCGATTATTACATAATGTAATATATTCTTCATTTATTTCGTATCCAATAAAATTAATATTTTGTATTTTCGCGGCTACACATTCGCTACCAGACCCAGCGAACGGTACAATTACCATTGTATCTTCTCCGTTTTTACTTGCATCTATTAGTTTTTTGCATAATTCTAACGGTTTTTGCGTTGGATGGTCTACGCGTTCTCGTTTTCCAGCTCCACCAGCAAGTGCCGAAATTTTAATTACATCACGTGGTAAAGCACCATTTGCATGGGCGGTATAAGTTGTTTCTTTTTCTCCATTACTAAATCGTCCCTTTGTAGCTTTGCGTACTTTACCTGCTGCATTTTTCAAGAAAGTTTCTGTATATGGTTCTCTCACGTCATCTTTATTGAAGATTGGTTTTTCTTTATAACAACATAATATGCTTTCATGTGTTCTTTGCCAAAAATTTAATGAAGGAGTCACCTTATTCGTATAATGCCATACAATCCATCTTACATGAATGTTAATTCTAACGCGTATGAACGCCAATATTTCACTGAATCCGTAAATATATAATGTTCCAGCTGGTTTCAAAATACGAATACATTCTGCTATCCAAGCGTCACACCATAACAAGTAATCATCCATTTTTTGTTTGTCGCTGTTATTTCCAAAATCTTTACCTATATTGTATGGTGGGTCACATATAATAATATCAGCAGAATTATCTTGTAATTTTTGCATACCTTCAATGCAGTCTTCATTTACAACAATTTGTGTTTTATCACAATTATTTACTGTAATTGATGGTTTTGGTGGTTCAATGGTAGGCGTATCGGGTTGATTCGGTTCTATTGTATTTGTAAGTATACGTTCAACAACATTCTCTAATGTATTATTGGTGTTTTGACATGGTCTTTTCCTATCCATATGCTTATCATAATGTGATTTTTGAGAAAATACTTTCAGGCAACGGTCGCACGTATATTCTGGCATACTATATTATCTATTAATAATGATTTAACTCTTTTTAACCAAATTAGTTAATAATGGGTAATTTCAATTTTTGATAACAACATACAATAATATAGTTCGTTCTTTAAGTACCATTTTCAATTTATATATTTATCACATAATCACAAATATACAGTTCGTTCTTTAAGTACCATTTTCAATTTATATATTTATCACATAATCACAAATATACAGTTCGTTCTTTAAGTACCATTTTCAATTTATATATTTATCATATAATCACAAATATACTGTTCATTATTAACTCCTTATAACTCAATTAGTTAATAATGGGTAATTTTACATATTATTTATTACCCCGTTCTTTAAGTCCTATTTTCAATTTATATAGTTGTCAGAAAAAATCCGAAAAAAAAGTGGTTGCACTTTTCCAAAAATGGACATTTTCAGAATGTCCTTTTTTGGGATATCCGAAACACTTTTTTATTTCAGAAAACATGAAAATCCAATTTAGAGCATAATGCAGCAAATCCCGAAATTCTACAATTTATTTGACTGCATACTTTTTTTTAATACTTATTAGAAAAAGGATTTAGGCGTTTTTTATGTCATCATATTATAATGACAGATGATGACAACTAAAACGCCAAAAAACGCCAAAGAATATTTCTGCCAAAAATGTGATTTCATATGCAGTAAACCAAGTGATTACAATAGACACATTTTGACTGCAAAACATAAAATGATGACAAATGATGACAATAAAGTTCCAAAAAACGCCAAAGCATTTATATGTGATTGTGGCAAAGAATATAAATATCGCCAAGGCTTATCAGTGCATAAAAAGAAATGTACATATGAAGAGGCTGTAAATCAACCCACTGAAGTGAATGAATTTGAGGAAGAATCATATCCACCAACTGGTATTCATAGCATGATAGGAACATTAGTTAAAGAAAACCAAGATTTTAAAAAATTATTGATTGAACAAAGTTCCCAAATGATGGAATTAGCAAAGAATTCACAGACGATTAATAATAACACTACGAACAATAACACTCAGTTCAATCTAAACTTTTTCTTGAATGACACATGTAAGGACGCAATGAACATAACCGACTTCATTGGTAATATGAATGTGAACATAGACGAAATAGAATACATAGGTCATCATGGATATGTGAATGGTATGACAAAGATGATCATGGATCGTTTAAAGGATATGGACATAACGAAGAGACCAATACATTGTACAGATATCAAACGAGAAACAATGTATATAAAAGACCAGGATGAATGGTGTAAAGACACTGATGAATTAACAAAGTTACGTAAGATATTAACCCGTATAACAATGAATAATTATAGAACTGTACCTCAATGGAAAACAGCTCACCCGAAGTCTGAAGAAATGGATACTCGTGATTATAATTTCTGTTATAAGATGATGCGAGTAATATTGGGAGATGTAG